AGCCCGGTAGAGTTTGGCACTGCGTCATGGCGCCGTGCTGTTCTGTCGCTTGAAGACCACCAGAAAGCATGGCTTCTGTGGAACTACAGCGAGAACATCCGCTTTGAGTACCAGGTGGCGATCACCCAGTGGGCGTGGGCAGAGTTCAGGGAACAGCTCGGCGCGAAGAAAGTGGCTGGCAAGACGATGGAACGCCTGAAGAAACTGATATGGCTGGCGGCGCAGGACGTCAAAGCGGGGCTGGCAGGGCGCGAGACTTACGAATATCAGGCGCTGGCGGAGCTGGCTGGCGTAGCGAAATCGACCTGGACGGAAACGTATCTGCCTCACTGGCTGGCAATGCGTAACAGCTTTAAGCTACTCGATAGCGGTGCGCTTATCTCAGTAACGCGATCACGTTCACAACAAAAGGCGACAAATTTAGATGTAAGTCTTGCAAAACCGAACTGAAACGCATATATTTCATGTAAATCTGATATCGTCGCCATAGCTTTGATTGTCGACACAAAGAATTCAAACCCGAGGTTTACGCCTTGTGTTTTTTGTTTTGTGTCCCGTGATTTCTTCGCTTAATTACTCCTTCATGGTAAGAAAATACTTGGTAACTAAAGGGAAGGGGTGGTTATGAGTAATGCGGTTTGCAGTAATGAGAAATGCAAAAAGGAATTCATTTACTGGGAGCATAGTGGCGGCTATCCGGGTGGGAAGGAAAAAGAAACAATAGTTTGTCCTTACTGTGGTCATGAAAATGGATTTGTGATGACCAGTGGTTTGATTTCAAGTAAGAAACTTGAGGATAAATAATCAACGAGCCTCGGCATCCAGCTGGGGCTTTTTTGTATCTGCACAACAGGAAAGAGCATTGAACA